CGTCTGGACGGGCAGGCCGGATTGAGCCATGATCGGCGTCGTGTCGCCCAGCGTCACGGACTGCGAGGCGTTGGTGCGCGTCGTAGGAACAAGGACATCACTGAAATAGTCCACGTTTCCGACTGCGAAATATGCCCGGTTGTTAAAGTTCGCAACGCTGGTCGGAACACCCGGTAATGGGTTCGTAGCCAGATTTGCCGCTGTCCATGAAGGCGTTGCGGGCGTCGTGATGTCGATCACGCCGAAGAAGTTCGAACCCGCTCCGTTGAATCCCGGATGCGTGACGAGGATCTTTGTACTCACCACGGCAAACGTAGGCGGCGTCCACGGGCCTGAAGTCGCCGGCGAGGTCGGCGTATTGCCCGCCGTCACACCGGAAATCGTAATGAACGTACCGGCGTTCAGGTCATACGCGAACGGTTCATCGTGGCCTGCATTGCGCCCGGTCGATACCATGCCATACACAACGCTTCCAATCGTAATGAAACCCGAAACGAAAGTCGGGGACGTGAAAGAGGCGAACGATGTCTTGGGCGTGCCAACGCCCGGACGGCTGACTACGATTTCCGGGTTACCCTGATCGAAAATCAGATTCGAAAGCAGGGCGCAAGCACCGGGAAAAGCGTCCGTTGCATCGAACGCATCACAAATGCCTTTGGCGGTAAAACGTACAGGTTGACCGTTGCGGATTGCCATACGGTCTCCTAGTCGGTGATTTTGGTCGGCTTCAAAGTCCGATTACTGTGGAACCGGCGCGGATCGAGACGGACAGACTTGACCACCTGCTGCTCGTCGCCTTCCATGATCAGGTGAATTCTGAGCATCTTTTCGCCTTCCGCGATGAACCGCTCATAGCGTGTGTCGTCCGTGATCTTCATCAACCGCGTAGCCGTGGCGTGAATCAGATAATCCTGATCCGGGAACCACGGGATAACGGCAGACGTTTCCGGGGATGCGATATCCGGTTGCTTCACCATGTACCGATGAGTCAGCGTGATAGCACCAGAGGATTGCGGGTAGATGAACAGCTGGCCCGCACTGTTTTGCGCAATCGCCGTCGTCTCATCGACCAGAATGGTCATGAATTCGTACGGGTAGTTCGCAATCGACGGATCTTTGAATTCCTGATCGTATTCCTCTGTGGAAATCGGATTCAGGAAGTACGGAAGATTGTTCTGCTCAAAGAACAGGTCATACGTGCGCAGATAGTTCAGCGGCAACGTGAACGGACCGAAGTTATTCGCCTGTACGGGAATAAATTCCGTGACCCGGTTCATCTTCAGGTCACGGTGTAGCCAGAGATCCTCCAGAGTCATGTTCAGGAAGGTTCCGCCCAGTTGGCTAAAGCCGGGGCACTTGCAGATCTGGCACGCAAGGGAAACAATCTGTTGACTCTGAAGGTAAGCCATTACGCAGCCTTTTTCACATGGGCGATCTTCGCGTGACCCTTGTCCAGTTCGTTCTGAATGAACTTGATCTGCTGCGGATAGTTGCCGAACGCAGCCTGGTCTTGCGAAGACATCTTGGAGTTAGCTTTCTTCTTTTCCAGAAGTTCCGCGTAAGCCTTCTGCGTCACTTCCAGTTGGCGTTCCAGTTGCTTGATGTTTTCTTCAAGCACCGGAATTTCCAGAATCGCCTGCTGCCGTGCCAGTGCTTCCCGGCACGTATCCATCCGCTCATTCAGCGACTCTTGCGACTCGCTATCGTAGACATACCCGCTAATCGAAAGGCTTGCGCCGTTCGGGCCGGGAAGGTTGATCTGGAAATTACCGAGAACGGCTGTGTCCTTGTCCATGTTTCCTCTTAACGATATGCCCAACCGGGAGCACTGCCCCCGCCGAGAAGTTTGTTTTGCGCCCGCTTGTACGGATTCTCGTTCGCGCCACTGATGCTGGCTTCATGCGACCACGTACGCGAAACGATTTCCTTAACACAGCGCAGAACATCCGTGGTGAACTTGTACGTCTCACCATGCACGTATTGCAGGCCGTTGATCTTCAGATCAAGACCGCCACACGGTGCCAGGTCGATACGATACCACCAAAGGTCCTCGCCGTCGTCCGTCTTGCCGGCGAAACGTTCCGTGACATTGGTCGTCAGCAGCGAGGCTTGCGCCTGATGCTGGAGTCGGCCCGCTTCGTCTTCCGCAATCGCTTTCGCGGCATCGGACTTCGCAAGCAACTCTTCCAGTTCACGGATCTTCGCCTGAAGCTGGGCGTTGTCGAGATCTTCGTTCTTCTCTTCAAAAACCCCCTCTTGCGAGGGGGCGTTCGGGTTGCGCGGGGGCATCCATTACTCCTTACGGGGTGGTCACAGTGCCAGCAGAGTAGCCAGCGGTAAAGGCCGAGCCAGCCTCAACACGGGCGAGGAACGCCTGATTGAGAATGATCGAGCCGTAAAAGACTTTCCACGATACTACACGGGTCTGGTTCAGCGGGTCCGACTTGTCAGCGCCCGTCAGGTAGTGGAATTCCGGGTTTTCTAGCAGAACCTGGCCGTACGAATGGTTACCGATGTAGATCGTCGGGAACACGCTAACGCCCGTGGCGGGAGCCGCCGGCGGCGTTTGCGTAACACCGATACCCGTCAGCGTCACCGTCTGGTTCGGCAGCAACTGCGTAGCCTGACCAGCCAGCGGACCCGTAACCGGAACACCGTTACCAATTGCCGTTGCGAGGTTCGAAGGCGTTGACGACGTACCGATATAGACGTTGAACACGTAGTTCGGCAGGTTCGGCAGCGTCACCGTGATGGAACCTGTCGGACCCGTAACGCTGATCGCGTTCGAAACCTGATAAATGATCTGTTCGACGCTCGTCTGTGCCGGCGATGCCGTAACAATGATCTGGTAACCAGCGTTCGTAGCCAGCGTACCGCCAGAAGCGGAAGCCGTGCCCTGAATCGCTGCTGCGCCTGTCCAGTAAGGAAGCAGGTTCGATTCAACGAAGCGCGAACCGCCAAACGGACCCAGTTCGTTGTTATACAGACGGTTGACATCGCTGTATGACCATGCGTTCACCACGGTCGTGTTTTCGCGCATGTCCTGCGCCGACAGCGGATGGATCAGTGCAACGTAGTGTTGCATGACAGCCGGCGACTTCGACGGATCGCGGTATGCGCCCGCCTCAATCATCATGTCTTCGCGTTCATCGCCCATGAAACGCGGCACACCGTACGTAAGGAACGAACCGACGATGCGGTTATTCTCGTGCGGGGTCATCACGTCCGTAGCCAGCAGGTTGGCACGCGAGGCTTTGCCGTTCGCGTAGTTCACCTGCGTCGTGGCGAGCAGTGTGTTGAACGTATTACGCTCAAGCGTTTCCGGTAGTTGCAGCGCGACCAGTTCGCAAGCCTGCTGGAACAGCGGGTGCTTGATGGTGAGGTTCGCCACGTCAGTGATGATGACGCGGTCGCCCCATTGCTGGGCCGTGGCCGAAACCTGTTGCAGCGTCATTGCTTCGCCGGGAGGCGCAACACCTTCCTGCAACGGTGCGAACGGCAGCGGCAGACGCTGGTAGCGCGAAGCCGTGTACGTCGTGCCGCGGTTCGTGTCCAGCTTCAGAGGCTTGCCGAACTGGTACGCGACCAGCTGGCGACGTGCCAGCGGTTCAACTTCTTCCTGAATGTACGCTTCAACGTCAGCCGTGAAACTGGTTGACTGGTTCGTTACGCCCGGAAACAGATACGCCCGGAGAAGGGCAAATTTGCTTACTTTCATGGTCCCTCCCTGGGATCGTTTAGATATTCATGTTTTCGAGACGCGAACGGCGTTTGTCCTGTTCGGACGACGCACGGCCACGGCCCTGAACATCACTGCGCACCGCTGGCGACTTGCCGCGCGGAACTGCCGGCGCGCTGGAAGCGACCTTCGGTTTGCTCTTGACCTTGCCTTCCGCGATGTCCTTACCCAGCATGTAGTAGTACACGGCTTCGCGCGACGCGCTACGGCCCTGCGACCTTTCCTGCTGGATAGCTTCTTCCACGCGGTCAGCATACTTCGCGCGTCGCGGATCAGAGGTAACCTTGCTCTCAAACTTCGCCCGGTCCATCATGTCCTGCGCTTGCGCCATCGCCTGACGTGCTTCACGTTGCGTGTCACGCAAGGTGCGATTGCTCTGGATCTGCCAGCGTTCAAGGTCGCTCAGATCCTGCGCACGCAAACGCTCTTCTTCGCGCTGGTATTCCGGATCTACCGCAGGGGGCTGATTCCGGCGGAAGTCTTCCGCCATGCGGCCCCGGCGCTCAACTTCAGCTTCCAGACGAGCCAGACGCTCGTCACGATCATCATGGCGCGAGCGGACAGGTGCGGGAGGATCATCAGGAAGATCATCAACAGGCAAATCCAGATCATCATCGCCAGCGGAATCATCCGGAACATCGTTTCCAAGGTCAGCAGGATCATCGTTATCTCCGTCAATCCCCGGAAACAGATAGGCCAGAAGTTTTTTGAGTAGCTTGTTCACTTTAGCTCCAGGTGCCAGTACCAACCTGCTGGATGACAGCCGTAGGCGTGGAACCCACGTTGGTGAGCGTGATGAAGAAATCACGGAAGGTGCTTTGAGCGATGGTCATCGTACCATTCAACGTCCAGCCCGTATTCGTGGTAACTGTCCAGTTGAAAGCGCCCGTTGCAGCACGGCCAACACGGAGACCGATCGTCGAACCGACAACAGCCTGTTGCGGCGTGAGGGTTGCAATCAGGTTAGCGACAGTCGGAAGAGTAAGAGCCTGGCCAGCGCCAATCGTGCCCGTCAATTCCAGAACCGTGAATTCAGCACCCATCACCTGCGATTGAGTTGCCGTGAAACCGGTCGTGTTCGCTGCGGCATTGTAGATCGTTGCCTGCCACGGATTGATTGCGAGAATCGCATTGATCACGCCAATCTGATCCGGCATTGCGCCAAGAACCGGCGAGATGGCGGGTGTCTGGCCCTGCACGCCGGGGAAAAGCGAGCCGATAATTTCGGCCAATCGAAGTTTCTTCATGATTTGCTCCGTTTAAGGCTTTCGCCCGGTTATATGCGATCTGTTACTAAAAGTCAACGTCTGCGCCGGGCGTACAGATACCCGTCTGCTGTCATCGTGCTAACGCCAAATCCGGCCTGCGCCACAAGAAACACCGGGGTAGTCGTTGGCAGACTAAGGCGCACAGGAAGTGCTGAAAACCGTTGCACAGTGCCTGTCGTGAAAGTCGTAGCCATACTGGTAAAAGTACCCACTGCCCCCACCGTCGCTGAGGTCGTGCTGATACTGGCCACGAGGTTATTTACCGTGGTTGTGCCTGCCGGAACGAAATTTACTACGCCCCACACGTCCCAGTCGCCAGCCGTCAGACTTACAGACGTAGCGTTGGCATTCGTGTTGTTCGTCAGCGAAGTCCCTGTCGTGCTGGCTTGTAAGAATTCGCCTACGCTTCCCGCGTTCGCATTGTCGTTAGTCGTAGTTCCGACAATGCCATTCGTGCTGGAAGGCGTGAACGTACCGGTACTGGAAAGCGTTGTGAACTTACCCGTAGATGGTGTAGTGGCGCCAACAGGTGCGCCGTCAATCGAACCGCCAGTAATGACCGGGTTATTGCCGAACGCCGGATCGGCACCCGTGGACCCCAGAAGCATCTGGCCCGTAGTGCCGGCCACCGTCTGGTTAATGCCAGCCGTGCCTTCACCGATCAGTACACCGTGAGTCGTCAGTGACACCCGCCCCGTACCGCCACCTGCCACACTGGCGGTAGTGAAGGAAGGATCTGCTGCCGCCCCGTTCGAGACAAGAGGAATGCCCGTGGTCGCTGTCGGCGCCGCGAAGTTCACAGGCGAGGAACCCTCGCCAATCAGAACAGTGTTCGCGGACAGCGCATTACGACCCGTACCGCCACTGGTCGCGCCCACAGGCGTAGTAGCCGTGAGAGTCGTAAAGACGCCAGCTGCCGGCGTGGTCTGCCCGATCGGCGTGCTATCGACCGTACTTGTGGTTACAGCAATGCCGCTCGCCGTACCGGTTGTGACGTGCAGGCCGGTAACCGTAGGGTTCGGGTACATCCCGCCAAGATCGCCGCCGGCAGGGCCGGACGGATCACTCGCCACGCTGTTAAGCCCGATCTGTGTCTGACGGGCGAGTGAGTTAAGCGCCGCCTGAATCTGTTCAGGTGGAACGTCTTTACCCTCCGCTCTTACGACTGGCGGGATAATCTGGAATGGATCAGCCATTTAGCGCTCTCACTCTTTCCATGACAGACGGATGGAAGGGACCGCCCGAATCGTCTTTCGCGCGCGCAAGGAACATGGCAAGCCAAGGGGCCAGACCGCAATCCTTCACGTACTGGTCTGCCGCGAATTCCTGATCCTTGCACTTCTGCGCGACCCATTCAGGGCGGAAGAAATAGCGCAATGTTACCAGCCACCAGATCCGTTTGAGCGAATCGTGATTCCTGATATGCGCCGTCTCGTGTGCAATCACTGCCGCCTTTTCACCGGGCGTCAGTTTCTGGAATTGCGGACCCGTGCGGATCGTTCCCCACGGGGTGCACTTGGCGTAACTCATTAGCGCGGCCCCATCTGTGCGTCCTGGACCTGATCCGGATGAATCATGCCGGCAGGGCCTTGCGGACGGGGCTGTCCGGGAATCGCGCCCGGTCGCGGAGTGCCCGCCACGCCCGGACCCGCTCCGCCCGGTATGCCCTGCTGGCCGGGTTGCGGGGGCTGGTTCTTCATCATCTTCTGCTGCATCGCCTGCTGATGCGCCTGAATGTGTGCACGGAACAGCCCGTGCGGATCGCCTGTGAGCGTCGCGCCACGCATGTGCGCTGCGAGGTGACGCTGGTCATCATCGGCCGGATGCACGTTCGCAGGCATGCCGTTGTGCATCATCAGGTTTTCGTCTTCCGGATCGACGTGATACAGGTTGCGCTCGTCGATCAGGATTCGCGGACCCAGTTCCGGACCGAAAATCTGCTCAGTGCCGTACTCAAGGATAGGCCCGACATTCAGACGACGGCCATCCAGTTGCTGGGGCGGAATCCCGCGGAGCACGTTCATCCACGCGATCATCTGCTGCATGCGCTGCAAACCGGCCTGATAGGCTGTGCCGCACCAGCGGAAGAAGTACCGCTCGTTGAACGCCTGAACAGGAATCTCTTCCTGTTTGGCGCGCGCTCCGACTTCGCCCATCGTGATGACGGTCAGTTCCTTCGTACGGAACTGGCGGTCGAGCTCGAACATGCGTTCAAGCAGCGGGTTCAGGATGCACTGCTCATACCGCTTCGCGTGGTCAATGATGTTCGATTGCTGTTCCTGCGCCATCGCAGCGGCCTGCGCCTGATTCTTCCGGCCTGCCGGCGCCTTGCCGAGCATGGCGTCATTGACTTCCATGCTCTCATTGATCTGTGCCTTGATCGCCTGACAGAGCGCAACGGCATCCTTGTAGATCGCAGGGAACTGCGCAAACTGCGTCTTCTGCGGATCAGTCAGCCACACGGCGGCAAGACCCATGACCATCGACTGGTAATTAGGGTTCGCTAACGGATCGGTCATGACGATAGGCAGGAGCGCGTATTGCGCTGAATCCTGACCCATGTTCCAGTAGTCATTCAGGTTCCACTGGAGATACTTGACGGGTTCCACGCGGGAAATACCGTAAATCGTTCCCTGAATCCGTTCGACGGGCGCCGTAATGACCGGGCGTTTCTTCGGCCAGAACGGATTACGGATAATGCCGAGAATGATTTCCGGACCCGCATAGTAGACAAAGCACGGCTCTTTGCCCTTGCCTTCTTCCAGTTCAAGGTCGGTATGCACTTCGTAAATCAGCGCATACTTGTATGTCCCTTCCGTCCGGACACCCGCATCCGCCGTGCGACGTTTCTGCGGGACGCGCTTCTGACGACCACCGTCGGGTTCGTTCAGGTTGTCCATGATTTCTTTCGCATTCCAGCCGACGAAGACACCTTCGTCGATGAACTGCTGGACGGATTCCTTGGACAGCCGCAAACGCACAGCCGTAGCCGTGGCGCGCTCGATGTCATTCACGGTCGGCGGATAGACGGCCAGATCATCCACTGCCATCGGCGTGACGTCGGGCATCTCTTCGACGACCGTCTTGTCTTCGACATCCCATTCCATCTCAACGGTGACGTCTTCGACGTCGTCCGTTTCCTCGCCGAGGTCGATTTCAACGACAGGGGGCTTCTTGACCAGTTCTGTCACGCGTCGCGTGGTGCGCAGCCAGTCTATGTAAAGAACCCACTGGCCCGTCACGTCGCCTGAAAGAAGGTCCGTACGGACAATGTCTTTCAGGTTTGTCCGGCGAATGTAGTGTTCCAGCAATGCGAGCGTAGGATATGGCGTGACATCAGCCGGTCCCACTGCATCCACATGTTTGTAATTGGCCGGGAAAAGAGTAGCCAGTGTTCGCTTGCATCGAGCATTGACTGCATCACGAACGGCAGGAATGTAGCACTGGCTGTTTCCAGTGTATTGCTGGTTCTCATCGGGGCGCGCATTGTAGATGTTCCAATATTCTTCTATCCAATCGGATTGTTGTTGCTTATTTGTGTAGCACTGTTGTATCTTCGGATAAAGCTTGCACGCGTCGATATAGGCATCCGAAGACATGTCTTCTGCCCAGTTCTCGATTTCTTCCCCGGTCCGCTCAGAATCAATAGCCCGTGAATCGACTTTTTCGATTACGGGCTGCTCGTCCTTCTTCTCTTCTTTCTTTTTGCGCGCCATTGGCTACCCGATGACTTTGCCTTTCAGCTTGTTTGCCAGCTTGGAACCCGTATTGCGATCACGAGGCGTGCGCGCCGGACGATCGTCCGGTTCCGGCTTTTTGCGCGTCGTGCCGAAGAATTCCCGGATGTCTCGCGACTCCGAGGAATTCTTCCCGTTGCCGTCGCGGTGATTGCGGTAAGCCATATCAGCCCCCCATCTTGCCTTTGGTCGATTTGTGCTTCATCGACCGTTCACCACGCTCAGGCATCTTGCCGCCCATCTTCACTTTCGACGGGGCAGCGGGTTTCTTGTCGCCATCGTAGACGCGCGACATGCGTCCTTTCTTGCTTTCCATGATCACAGACCGTCCCGGCGCATTTTCTCGCGCATCGGGCCGCCCTTCAGCTTTTCGGGAACCGATTCGGGTTTGCCATGCGCGCCGCCTTGCTGTTTCAACTGGTAAAAGTCAGTCGGGCGCTGCGAGGGGGCTTTAGGGGTAATCGTACGGGAGATAGCCATGTTATCTTCTCCTGATAGGTAATGTTGACAGGTAACTCGCTCCGTGGGGATTAGTACCCGAAAACAGTTCGGAAGGCAAGGAATTATTCGCCTGCTCCATGATAACATGCGCCGCGCACTCCAGACCCTCGATCAGGGTCCGGTAACTGCCTTTCTCCGGCGAGTCCGCGCGTTCCCCCGACTTCGAGACCGCAAAGTTGTAACCCTGCGACATCGCGTTGAGCGTGTTGCGCGCCTGCGTATCCACGAGGAACAGCCGCTTTCCCTTCATCTCCGTGCGGATCAGCGGACTCAGTACGCCTCTTGCCATCTGCGGGTATGCGCCACGCATGGGCGTCAGACCTGCCGTCCGCATCGCCTGCATCAGCGGCATCCGCTCCTGCTGGTCCATCACGTCCGCCGGCAACCACGCGTTCAGCCTTGCTCGCGGGAAAGCTGCGCGTACGAGTCGCAGCACATCCGGTATAGCCTGGTGCGGAGGGACTGGCGATACCCAGTCGGCAACGGCAACAATCCGCTCACCTTCAACAGAAACAAGTAGCGCCGTAGTCTCGCCCCCGCTCGCGTTGAAGCAGAGCGCCATTGCATCGCGGGCAGAAGGTTCATATCCGTCGATAACGTTCCACTGGCCGAAGTCTTCATAGACGGGAATCCCTGAGAATACCCGCTGGCAGTACGCCAGCGCGTTGAGAATGTCGCGCTTGCCGGAAGGAAAGTTCAATATTTCCGCCACCAGCTGGGGGTGTGCACCCTTGCCACCCACCAGCACAATGTCTCCGGCTTCGAAGAAAGGCTGCAAGCCCATGATGAACTGCTCCTTGCTCCGGTCCTGCGGCGCGGTGATCGCCTTCAGCGGAAGACTCACGCCACGCCTCAACATTTCCGCGCGCATCGGTTGCAGCAGCCACTCGTCAAGCGAATTCTTTTCCATCGCCACCGTGGCGCCGGCGTACCGGTCGCTCGTTCCGAACGCATCCGCGATAATCTGGTCCGGCTTCCAGAACTCACCTGAGCTTGCTTGCACGTAGACCGTGGTCCCCATTCTGGAAACAACAACCCGGCCCGTGCGGTCGCTCGTCGCCACATTGGCAGTTCTGGCCGGGTCAACGATCACCGTCTTGGGCAGCCACGGTGCGGGATCGAGCGCCGTCTCGCGGATCTGGTCACTGTCGAACGGCTTGTCCTGACTCCCGATGGCTTCGAGCATATATTCCTGCAGGAACGAATTCAGTTGCCCCATGCGCTCTGCCGTGTCGCGCATCTTGCGGATCTTCGCGAGCGGGAACAGGTCCGGCCACGCGGGGATGCTCTCATCGCTATCGATATCCCCGTTGCAGATCGGCACCCGTACGTGAACCCAATCCGTGTTGTTGCGCAGCCGCACGATCATGCAGTCTTCCGCGAGCGGGGTTCCCGTCACGCGCAGCTTCCCGCAATCCTGGTCCATCGCCGGCAGGATTTCCATCGCAATCTTGCGCATGGACTTATCGACGGCTGCGGCATCCTTCACGCGGTCCTTGGTCTCGATATCGTCCATGTAGACGCGGTCCGGCCTTTTATCCCGCCACTTGAAGCCCCGGAACTCTTCCTCCCATCCGTGCGCCTCGATCATGACGCCGTTCATCAGTTCAATCTGGTACTCGTTCCACACGGCGTGAGGCAACCGGATCTTGCCGAACAGGGTCCGCAACTTCGTGTTGTGCATCGCCTCGAACTTCATCGCTTCAAGCCGCTGGCACGCTTTCGTGTACGTCTCACCCAGCAGCACGCAGTACCCGAAGTTCCCGAAGCACGCTTCGAGAAGAATGAACTCCTCACTTAAAGTAGACTTCGCGCCGCCCCGGAACGCTTCCACCAGCACCTTGTCATCCTGACTGCGCCACGCGTCCATGATCTGGACGTGGAACTCCGGCGTCGCTTTCGGATGCCTGTGCGGAAAGACCATCGCACTTGCCAGTGCCCGGTCCTCGCTGATAACCCGTAACGTTGCAGTTGATGTCAGGCTCATACCAGTTGCGTATTGTCGATCAGGATTCCGTTCACCGAGCCGTAGGCCGAAGGCGCCGCACCCGTCACCCCGGTAATGCGCAACGTCAGCGACCACGTGGAAGGAATAACCGCACCCGTGATCACGGACCGCTGTGACGCGCCCCCACTGCCCACTGCCGTGTACTCGTTGGTAATGATGAACGCGTTCGCCACAGGGTTAAACCGCGTGAACCCCAGCGCCACACCGATATTCGTGTTCGAGATGCCGCACTCCGGCAGCACGTCCGTTACCAGCAGCGTCTGGCTGGCGGGGACCGTGAACACGCACTGCTTCGCATACCCGAACGTCGCTGCCGCAATCGCCTGCGTCGTCCCGCCACCCTGCACCCTCAACGTCACAATCCCCGCGTTCGTCTGCCCGCTGCCCGCGCTCGCGATTGCCATCGAGTTGACACGAAGGTAGGTGTTGACCGTCACCACGGGAGTCACACCACTCATCGCGATGGTTTCCGACAGCGGCATGAAGTTCGCATCCAGGCCTGTGATGGTGAACGATCGTGCACCCGTCCCCGCTGCCGTGTCATTCGCCGAAGCGGAAAGGATTTCCAGTTTGCTCGCTGCTGCCAGAAACGTGTAGGCGGAATTTCCTTCCCACACGTCTTCTCCCGCCGCCGGCGCCGTGTTGCGTCCGTAGACCGCCATGCGCGAATGCCCTGCCACACGTCCGAGCGTCGCCCCGAACTGCCACAGGACAGGTTCCGTACTGTAGGGCGTATTGTTCACATATCCGTTTGCCATATCACTCTCCGGTTTTCCGCGCGATGATAGCACGCAGTCAGGAGGGGGTGAACCATGTATAGCAATTGCTGTATTCGTGTTTTGCGGTTTGCGGATTGGGGAAGAGGGGTACAAATTCCAAGCACCCCGTCCGGCGGGGCCCGGGGGGCTCCCAGAGTTACGTTATAACATTCCAAACGCGAATACTTCTCATTAAGTCACGAGAATGCTTCTCATTGCATCCGAATCTTACTGCTTTGAAAGCAAATCGGTGGATAACACTTATTACGTAAAGTGACTCTTACATTTGTAATAAACACATTCCCTTTAAAATCAATGACTTACTGCAAATCCCGATCCGCGAGCCCGCAAACTGCTGGACTAGGCAATCATTATTCAGGGTTAGTCAGCACTCACTTAACAGATCGCAAATCGGGTTCAGGAATGTTTTTCCGGCGTTCACAGAGGGTCATTTCACACAAACCGGAAACCGTGGGATTCTGAACCGGAAATTGCTTAGATGTTAGTGAAAGTCTTTGCACATGCGCGGTTTCATAATCCGTAATCCGTTACGCAATCCGTAACTGGAAATTTTCTCCACAAATACCTTGCTCTTTCTATAGCAATTGCTATACTGGAATCACTGACACCGAACCGAGGATTGAAAATGCAGATCGCAAAACTATCAGCAGCAAAACTTGAAGCCGCAATTGAAAAGGCGAATAGCGCCGAGATGTTTCAGGTTGACGCCATGATCGGTGCTGGACGTGGAAACGAACGTATCAGTGAGATCCGTGTGGCCGCGCAAAACCCCTCGGATCTGCTGGCTATCGCGTACTGTGAGGCTTTGAATGCTGGTAACGCCTTGCGGAACGAAGCAGAACGCCGCAAGCGTTATCACGGTTCGCTGAAGCCCGTTAAGGCAGTCTGAACCCCAGGCCCCGAAAGGGGCTTTGCCACTCTGGAGACACGATCATGGCTCTGCACACGTACCACAACTTCCAGTACGCTGTCCTTGAATCCTGTGACTGGCGCTGCGCTGACGGTCACCTGATCCACCTGTACTTTCGCACGACGCATTACGAGGAGATCGTCTGGTGCTGACCTACATCGTGCTGGATAGCGAACACGAGCTGCTTGCCACCGTCGAGATGCAGGAAGGCGCCAAGCCGATCGACGTCTGGTCAGACTGCGTCTTCGATATGGACGAGGGACCGGAACGCGAGGTGCTGATGCATATGCCCGTCTCCTTCCACTGTGTGCACTGAACTGGAAATTTCTTCCTGAAATAGCTTGACATGGATTCTAGCAATTGCTATAGTTCACTCACTGGCTAACAACACGAAAGAGAAACGAAATGAAAGACGCTTCCCACCTGATCGCCCTGCAAACCCGTCTCGCGGTCGCGAAGAAGACAAAGGAAATCGAACTTCGAAAGGTCTGGATCGTACAGATCGAAAAGGAAATAGCCCACGAAAAGGCTTTCATCGGGTTTGAAGATCTGTCACCTGAAATCACAGACCTGAGCGATGATGACCTTCTGGCTGAACTGCTAGGCTGAACCCCGGGCCCCGCAAGGGGCCTTCGTCTATCTGGGCATATCCCGCCATCCATCATCCCCCTCCAGCCCGTCCTGCGCCTCCCTGATGCGTTCCTCGTGCCTCTGGCACTGATCGCAAACCGCAGACACCTGCCTCACCATCTCCACGAGGCCGCGTGTGAACTCTCTTCCACACGCACTACAGAACTGCGAATCGTGTTTCATAATTTACAAAATCCTTTCAGTTTATTGTTCCTGACGTTCCATATTTCCCTGACCCTACCCTACCCTGCCTAAAGGCAGGGGGTTAGGGTCAGTAGGCTCAGGACGTAGGGTCAGTAGGCTCAGGGTGTAGGCTCAGGTAGGCTCAGGGAATTCTCGCAAAGCCTTATCCTGCCTGACTCTATGGCTATCTGCTTATACTTCTGTAGGGTCAGGAGAGTCTTCTGCACGTTGTCGGGTCTCGGGAAATCCTCGCGCTTCATCGGGTTCAGTGTTTCGTCAGCATTTAGTAAGGAAACGAAGTCCTCTATGCTAATGGACGCCTCATCATCCATGCCAAATTCATTGCGTAAAACGTGTCGATACATACGGGCAGTGTGGTAGTTGGCGGAAGTCTCAAAATCCCCCGATCGCGGTTTGCGTTCCTTCTTTGCTGTTCGCGTATTGGGCGCGATTTCCGAATCCGGCACGACAATACAGCTTGTGACGGGGTCCCCGTCCTCGTCGGACCCCAGATCGATAACCCGGAGCCTGTATCCGAAGGCTCCGCCATCCTGCTCATCCTTCTGCTTTTCGATATGCGCGGTACGGGCATCCTCCTTGCGCTCGATACGTATCATGCTGGTAGTATTGCCCCGTACGCCCGACCAGCCCCGTACATCGCCCGTCTTGTTTGTGTGGTGCACAAGAATCACGGTGATGCCGGCCGCTTGCATGAGGCTCGCGCAGAAAAGCGCCTGTCCCATATCTTCAGACGTATTCTCATTGGCGCCGGGTGTAACAGCGGCTAGCGTATCAATGACGACGAGAGAGGCGCCGATCTTCTTCATCTCCTCCACAGTGGCAAGGCATTGCTCGACAAGCTTGAACGAACCGCCACGCACGTAGAACGGGATGGAAGCCAAATCAATTCCGTGGCCTTTGGCGTAGGCTTGCAGGCGCTTGGAGAAGCCAGAAACCCCTTCAGCGGCGATATAGGCTACTGTCGCCCGCTTCGTACGAAAGTTACGCCAGTCGAGACCTCGCGCGATGTGCATGGCGAGATCGAGTACGAAGAAGGATTTGGACGAACCCGGATCGCCGTACAGAACCGTCATTTCGTTTTTTGGAATTATTTTCTTGATCAGCCATTCTTCCTTGATGGACGACGCGAAGGCGGCTGCCTGCACGAACCCGGTTTCAAGGGGCTTTTGCTGGGCGATAACTTCTTCCGCTTCGGAAAGACCCGACCACCCATTAGCTTTCGCTTCCCTTTCGATACTGCGCCATGTCTTCAGGTTTCCTTTCTGGTCGTCCGAACGCTTCCAGCGTTCTTCGACATAGTCAAAGTCGTATTTGGAATGGACAGGCTCACTTCTCACTTCACCTGAGCAGGCGTCGTGAGCAAGCGCCAGCCCTTCTTCAGACCCGTTAGTCTGGTGATGGATCGCCCATATCAGTTCAGTCGCCGAAGGCTCGTCATCGGGCGTTTCGATGAACTGAAGGGTCTGCCGCATCTGCTCGATAGTGCGTGGCAAGGGCGGGCGTACCGTTGCTTCGTCGAGCGCGTGCTTTTCCGATGGGGCGGAGATAGGTTTATCCGGCCATGCAATGGCGTGGAATGCATCAAGATTCTGTTCCGCAGACGGGATAAGGTTATGCCCGTTCAGCTGTGCGCCAGTGAATGTGAAGAAACGGTCTTCACCGTATATCTCGACTCCGTCTTTCTTTATGTTACGGGTGTTCGCGCGGGTGATGATATGGAAGCCCGTGCCTGACGGCGAGCGTTCCGCATATCCTTCGACCGATTCGAGAATTCTTCTGGCTTTTTCGGAAAGGTTCCCTTTTTCATCGATAGCCTTGTCAACATCTATACCGGTTATTCCGTCGCCGTTGAAAACGAATCCCGTACCGTCGAACCCGGTTAGATCGTTGTAAGCACGACATACGTCTTCAAAAGTCCCCCACGTGGAAGGATCCGTAGAATCGGCGTAGCGACCATTGATCTGGAACGGAACCTTGTTCCAGCGCTTCTCCTTTGCAATCCAGACGTGCTTCCACAACAGCCACCTTGGAAGCGCTTTCAGTTCTTCAGGTATCTCGGAGGCATCGAACGAATGCCTGACTTCTGGTTTTTCGCTCATGCGCCTGATCCCCCGCTCTTCTGGACGTCTTGCTTGCTATTAATGTAAGCGTGAACTTCTTCGGACTTCCACAGCACGCGCCCGTTAAGCCGTACGGGCTTGGGGAAGTCGGTTCCTTCCATCCACCTGTAGAGCGTCGACCGTGAAATGGGAATGAGGGACAGGATGTCGTTGACAGTGATCAGCACGGTATCTCCAATGTGGTACATCATGGGACACACAGGATACCGCATCAGGAAACCACAGGCAAGAAAAAGCCCGCACGGGGATGCGGGCCAAAGACCAACCACAAAGGAGACGGCTGGAGTGTATCAGGTTTCGTAAAGACGTGAAATCCGGTCCTGAATCTCGATCCACAGGACAGCAATTATGAAAGCGAGAAATAGAGCGTCGTTCATGTTGGTTCCTTTGCGAGATCGCGGATAGCACTTCGCACTTGCGCCAGTGCGTCCATAGTCCATTCGCAGGCCATCTCGCCAGCGGCGCTGTTGCCGACTGGAACCTGATACGACGTGATGACCTCAATTGCTTCCTCCAGCGCAGCGCGGCGGGATGCATCCCAAGCATCCTCAGCGCTGTACTGCGGATAGCCGTACATTGTCAGGCGATCTTTGCGCCATTCTTCGAAGGTCATGATTGACCATCCGATCCGCCAGAAGCAGCGCGGAGAAGGGCGCGGAACGTGTCAGCGAATCCCTTTGCTTGGTTATGCCAGTCCTTCCCGAAGTGAAGCAGCAGATTAGCGCCGCTGTCATGGCCTGCGAAGATTTCGAGTAACAGCACGGATTTCTTGATTGCCTCGCGCTGCTCAGCCGTCAGCGCTTTCGGCTCGCTGGCTTCGATCTTCTTCGCGATCCACTCAATCAGAGAAATCTGGTCGCGTTTCCAGTCCCGTTCGTCATGCACGTAATCGAATCGCTCGCACAATGCGCGGTGGAAATTCTTGAACTCTGCGAAGGCATCCTCGGCGGTCGGCCTGTGTTCCGCTCTCGGCTCGCTAACTTGCGGAGAAGCAGCGCGGGGAATGGCGCGAGCGAATGAATAAAGATCGACGTGCCATTCCGCGTAGCGTGCATAATGATTGGATGCTATTTCCGAAATCTGCTCATCGGTCAGCTCTTTCGGCTCGCTGGCGTACACAAGCGGTCGTGCCTCGTATCCAGCGGTATCGGTCAAATGCCCCGCATGCGTCCAGCGCGTGTAGTCGACAATCGCATGACCTGTTTCCTTGTTGTAGAACTCATATGCGACAGGGTTATTGCCAAGGTCCATACCGTGCTCACGTGCGCGGTTGACCATCTTCTCAGCGGTAGGAGCTTTCGGCTCGCCTTGCGGGCAATGCTTCGACCGACACCGAATGGTTGAACTACCGCCGCATTCGGTGCATGGTGCTTTCGGCTCGCTGGCTCGATTAGCTCGAACGAACTTCTCGACCTTTTCAGTCAAACGCGTCGTGTAATCGTGATCCGTAGGCGTGTACTCATACTCCGGATCATCAATCAGCGATTCAATCAGCGATAGTTCGATCTGATACCGAGCCCTTGAACTGAGGATCGACTGAATCTTCGGATGGCGCATGTTCGGCTCGCTTGCCGCCTCTCCGTCTGTCTTCTCTGGCGCGGCAGGGTAGTTTCCCCTCCGCGTGGCAGCGATGAACCGCGTGCAGGTTTCTTCGTCACAAAATCCGTAAGTCACATAGGCTTGGTTCGGGTGGCTGCGGTCAATCACAGTCGGAAAAGCAAAGTAGCCCGCGACCCTGTCGTGTTTCGGCTCTGACGCGGCAGGATGGAGTGCGGCGCGGGCGAATTCGACGCGCGCAATAACTTGGTGCACAAACATCGCATCGCTGTGCTGCTTCGTTGGCTCGACCGGCTCACGCTCAACCCATTCGTTCGTCCACTCTGCGGCCCCGCGATAGATTCGCGCGGCATGTTCGTCGGTCAGCGCCTCCCGCTCTGCCGCCAAGGGTGCAGTATCGTGCGCAGCCATAAGCTCTTCCGCCTTTTCCGCTACTCGCCGAGCTGCGCTTTCCGTATCTTCCCACTCGCAGCCAAGGGCGAGTTTTACTATCTCTTTCGCGTTCATTTTACATATCCCTCGTGAAGGCCTTATGCGCGGACCAGGCTTGCTCGATGGCGCGGGCGAAGTCCAGAAGCGCTGACTCGCTTTCGTGCAAGTCAAAGCCGGTCGTTTCCAAGTGAGCGCGTTTGATTTCGTCTTCTGTCATTGCACAGTCCTTTCGAGTATCAACAGTCCGCTTTTTGTCCATCCGCAGCGTCGCCATCCAGCTGCGATGAAGCAAAATCCAGGGTTCGTTGAGCGGACCTTTTTTGTATCGACGTAGGTGTAATGCCTGCGATCAATCCAGAGGCAATCAGCAATTGCGTCCGCCTGGCGAATGAGGCCCGAGCTTTGATGTGGCGATTCGTTTCGTTCCACGCATTTTGCGAATGCCCGCAGTTCAGGTTCGTTCATCTCAAAACCTCCTTTTGATTTCCAGTACATCAGCGTCATTCCACACAGGCGGAACGTTCTGCCGTTTGCTGTTCAGACCCGTGAAGTAGTGGCGGTAGTTTATGGACCAGGGGACAGTACCTACGCTCACGCCAACCACGGGCGCCACATTCCAGCTGGAAGACGAGAGGTGCAGATCCTGCTTAGGCGCATCGTTGACCGCCCACCCGGTTACCGACTCGGACCAGCTTGAGTGGTACACGAAAGCGCCGGCTTCCATTGACCAGCGCAGGCCGTACGCGTACCGGTAGGGCTCCACAGTCAGGGATGCGCCGTAGGCGTTGCCGGAACCGCTGAAGCCGGCGCGGGGGCCATCCCTGTGGGCAGCGTAATCTTCGTCGCGGGTAAGACAATGGCAGGATGCGGCAGCACGCCCCAGATATACGAAGTCAGCATGACCATCGATACCCCAGTTCCCGCGATCCATCCAACTACCAGTAACGCCAGCAGAGAACGCAGGGCTATTGTTCGTAACAGAATTTTGCTGTTGACCATTTTGATACCATCTCCCGTTTTCAGTTTCGTAATGTGTTGCGCCGGCACCGGCTTCGAACTGCCAGGCGTGTGCGTTAGCCGTTAAGCACAAAAACCCGATGCTGATGATTGTCTTTCTCATTTTTATCTCCGTATGCGATCCAGTCTAAGGATACTTTCAATACTTTTGCTACCTGTGCTACTGTGAAAAACGATGCCGTATGGTTAGCTTCCATGCGCATGATTGTTGCCTGACACACGCCTGCTTTCTGACCTAATTCCCACTGCTTCAGTCCTGCGTTTGTTCGGGCTGATCTGATCCGGTCTCCGGTCGTCTCCATTTCTCAATCTCCTTTACAGCTTCGGTAAGCAGATCCGCGAGCATGTGATCCCCCTTGTGATCTGCATCAATGGCCGCGTTCAGCAATCGGCGGATGAGGTAAATTCCATCCGGTGTTACGTCCTTGAACTGGTGCTTCACTGATTCACGCGTACTCACTTTTCGCAATCCTTATAGAAAGGGCATTTCGCACACGTCTCCGCCAGATCACCCCGACGGATAACAGGCAATTCCGTACCGCGATTCGCCACTTCGATGCCCTTCTCTACCCGTGCCGCCAGATCAGGGCTTGCCTTGCGGAAACCCGTTGAGAGCTGGTAGAGATGCGCAAGCGAGGTATCGGCCTTTTCGGCGGCTGTCGATTTCTGCTCCACGGTCGCCGCCTTCATCCATTGTTTATATTTTGTGAGATTCATATTACTCCCGGAAATGTGTGAACTATAGCAGATGCTATGTGCATGTCAACTGGAAAATTTCGCTTGACAAGGGTCTAGCACGCGCTGTAAATTCCAATCCGCGTTACCCAACAAAGGAGATAAGAATGCTCAATCTGGATTCCGTAGTTCTCGCCCACGGCAGTCATTCAAGCGCTGAGGAAGGGCACTGCCTCCTCGAAGTCGTTTCAATGTTCGCAGGCGAACGGTTCAGCGACAACCCGGCATGTGTCGATCCAGTACTTGCCGCATTTGGCCGTTCTTGGAATGATGGCATGCGAAGTTGGAACCGACGGTTCTTATCCTGCAAGCCAGTGCACATGAACTTTTCTCACGCATGATTGACGCCACGGAGTAACGAAAATGAGTCTTGAACAACGTATTGAAGAGAACACGAAGATGATCGAGCGTCTTATCCAGACACTGGAAAAGACAATGCTCGGTTCGGTCCAAGCTGGCATGAACTACGGAGAGGCAAGCACACCGCTATCGTCAGGCTCGCCGGATCGTGAAGCGGAAAACGTTCAGCGGGAGATCGACGAAGCAAAAAAGTCGGATACACCTGCTACGTCTGCGGAGACGCAATCGTCGGACGATTCTGCGCAAGAAAGCACAGCCGTTGAGGAAATCACATACGCAGACCACGTCAAGCCCCTGACGCTGAAACTGGCGCAGAAGAACCGCGAAGCCGTGATCGAGATTCTTGCCCGGTTCGGCGTGAAGCGTGCCGACCAATTGCAAGCCGACCAGTGGACCGCTTACGTTACCTCCGTGGAGAACGCTCTTGGCTAAGCACGCTATCGCAAGCCCAAGCCACTCGTCTACATGGCTCGCATGCGCCAACTCTCTGGCCGCACAGATCGGACAGCCGGAAGGTGACAAGACGGCAGCGGATCTTGGGTCTGATAAACATGATCTGCTGACTACGTGTCTGGAGAACGCTACGCAGGCGGCGAAGTATATCGGCCAGGTGGGTCCTTTCGGCAACTCTATTGATGAGGAGTTCGCAAAAGATGTCCAGACTGTCGTTGACAACGTTCGCGCTCGTATTGATAACTACCGCAATCTCGGATGCAGCGTTATTGTCGAGCTTGAACAATCCCTCCCCATCGAACATATCACGGGAGAAACTGACGCTACTGGTACAGGTGACGTTGTGCTCATTGTTGGTTGGCCTGATGGCCATTCGACAGCTGATGTCATAGACGCCAAGTTCGGCTATAGCGAAGTGCTTGCCGAAATGAACCCCCAACTGCTGATGTACGCATCAGGGGTTCTGGAGAAGTTCGGTCTCGTGGAGGACTTCTCTGAAATCACGCTCGTGATCGAGCAGCCGTTGCGTGGGGATAGCGAATGGACGGTTACGCCAGCCGTGATTCACGAATGGGTTGAAACTGTCGCGAGTCCGGCTGCTGTAAAAGCGTTAGCTATCCACAACGATAAGTTGACGTTACTTGATGCTGACTACGGTGTCACCGAGAAAGGTTGCCAATGGTGCAAGGCGAGCGCGGTCTGCCCGGCACGCCGTAAGCACGTGGAGGACGCAATCGGCGCGTCTTTCGACCAACTGAACAATGAGGATGCAACGATCAGTGCCAACATTATTCCGGTTGATCAGTTGGGGCACTTCTTCGCCCAGCTGGAAACAATCGAAGACTGGATTAATGCCGTTCGCGCCCGGGTGGAACACGAACTGTTCAACGGGGTCGTGATTCCCGGCCTGAAGGTGGTAGCCGGCAAGCGCGGTAACCGCGCCTGGAGCAATGATAAGGAGGCGGAAGCCCTGCTGAAGAAATTCAAACTTCCGGTTGACCAGATCTACAAGAAGGAACTGTTAGGTCCAAAGCCGATTCTTGAACTGCTGAAACGCTCGCCGCGACGCTTCAAGCAGGTGGAACAGTTTGTGATACAGGCTGAAGGCAAGCCTCATGTGGCGCTGGACAGCGACAAGCGTCCGGCTCTGGAAATCAAACCCGTCGATGACGGATTCGAACTTTGTTAAAGGAGATGTAAATTATGGGTACGCAAGTTCTGTTGAAGAATGTACGCATCGCTTTCATTGAAAACCTGTTCACGCCCGGCCAGTATGAAGGCAAGGGCGATTTCCGCCACAGCGCCACGTTCATCGTGGAACCGGGCAGCGATAACGACAAGGCGATTCAGGCCGCTATCGAGAAAGAGGCAGCCGTGAACTGGGGCAAAAACTGGAAAACGATGCTTGACGACATCCGGGGCGACAAAAAAGCGTTCGCTTACCAGAAGAACAAGAAGGACAAGTCAGGTGAGGTGTATGACGGATTCGAAGACCGCTATGCGCTGTCCGGTATCCGGAAAGCCAAGGATGGCGCGCCGCTGTTCCTGCATAACGTTACCGATCCATCCACAGGCAAAGCGAAGCGTCTTAAGGGCGATGAGGGTGTGATCTACGCAGGCTGCTACGTCAACGCCAAGGTTGAAATCTGGGCACAGGTGGGTGCGCATCGCGGTATGCGTTCGGGTCTGATGGGCGTTCAGTACCACGCGCCGGGCGATTCGTTCGGAGGGGCCTCGCGTCCTTCGGATGACGGTTTTGATAGCGTGGAAGCGGAAGAGTCCGAGGACCTTGCTTGAGTGAACAGGGGCCCGAAAGGGCCTTTCCAACAAAGGAGATAACAAAATGCGCTTGTGGTGGGACATCGAAACATGGAGTGAAATCCCAATCGCGTACGGCGCGCACCGGTACGCGGAGAACGCAGAGATATTGCTGTTCGCGTGGGCGGTTGACGACGGGCCAGTTTCGGTCTGGGATCTTACCGCGCCAGGTGCTATGCCTGACGAACTGATCCATGCTATTGATATGGCGGATGAGTACTGGGGCCATAACTCCGGTATGTTTGACCGTCCAGTGCTTCGCCATGCTCAGCCACATATCTATAAGCATATGCTAGAAGTGGACCATCGCGACACGATGGTGCAGGCACTCTGCCACGGGTTACCCGGTTCGCTTGATGCGCTCTGTTCGATCTTCCGTCTTGATGAGGATGTGGCGAAAGACAAGAGGGGCAAACAGCTTATCCGCATGTTCTGCATGCCGCGTCCCGCTAACAGTAAAGTGCGGCGCTTTACTCGCGAGACGCATCCGGCGGAGTGGGAAGAGTTCAAGGAGTACGCGAAGAGCGATATTCGCGCGATGCGCGAACTGCACAAGAAAATGCCGAAGTGGAACTATCCGAACAACGAATCGGAACTGGCGCTTTGGCAACTGGACCAACAGATCAATCAGGCAGGTATCTATGTCGATATCGAACTGGCAAAGGCTGCAATTGAAACGGTGGACCGGGAGCAAGCTGCGCTCGCTGCACGAACTGACGAAGCAACCGGAGGCGTGGTATCTTCAGCCACTAAACGAGACGCGCTCCTCGCCCACATACTGGCAGAACATGGCGTTTCACTCCCCGATCTCAAATCAGACACTTTGGAACGCAGACTCACGGACCCTTTATTACCCGACGGGGTTAGGGAACTTATCGCCCTACGCCTCGCCGCAAGCACAAGCAGCGTCTCAAAATATAACAATCTCGTCCGGGCAACCTCCTCTGACGGATTTCTGCGAGGAGTCATACAGTTTTCAGGAGCTGGTCGCACTGGGCGGGATGCAGGGAGGCTATTTCAACCGCAAAACCTGATGCGCCCAACGCTTGCAGCAGAGGATATCGAGTTTGGGATTGAAGCCATAAAGGCGGGTAGCGCGGATCTGTTCACGGAAAACGTGATGGAACTGTGCGCGAACACCATGCGTGGCGTCATCATCGCGCCGCCGGGTAAGAAACTGGTAGTGGCGGATTTGTCCAACATCGAAGGCCGGGTTCTGGCATGGTTAGCGGGGGAAGAATGGAAGCTACAAGCGTTTCAGTACTTCGATGCGGGTATAGGTCCAGACTTGTATCTGGCTTCGTACGCTCGCGCGTTTGGCGTCCCTATCGAAAAAGCGAGGCGGCAAGTTGGAAAGGTCCTGGAGCTTGCAATGGGTTTTGGAGGCGGCGTTGGGTCATTCATCACATTCGCTGCGGTCTATAACCTAGATCTGGAGCAGATGACTTCAGGTCTGGCCCTGCCGGATGACGTAACGGACGAAGCCATAAATTTCTGGAACTGGTCTATCGAGACGAAGCGGTCGACGTACGGCCTTCCACGTGAGGTGTTCGTAGCTTGTGATTCGCTCAAACGTTTGTGGCGTCGCGCGCATCCGAAGACGGTAAAACTGTGGGCGGCGCTGGAAAGTGCCTACAGCAATGCCGTAGACAATCCGGGCCGTATTTACGAAGCCGGTAAGCTGGTCATCCAGAAACAGGGTAACTGGTTGCGCTTAATGCTGCCGTCCGGTCGCTCCATCTCCTACGCAAACCCCAAAGCCGGAGACAAACTGACTTACAAGGGGATCGACCAGTACTCGCGCAAGTGGAGTGTAATTTCTACCTATGGCGGTAAGCTAAGCGAAAATTGTACACAGGCCGTTGCGCGCGATGTCTTCAAGAACTGCTACCAGTCGGTACTGGATGCGGGTTACCGGATCGTGGTTCCGGTTCACGATGAACTGTTGACCTATGCGCGGGACGAGGAACGGTATAACGCGAGCGATCTGTCGCGGATCATGTCCGCGGTTCCGGATTGGGCAGAAGGCTTGCCGCTCGCCGCTGCCGGGTTTGAATCTTACCGGTACAGAAAAGATTGACAACTCTACAGCAATTGCTATACTGAAGTCTCAGACAAAGGAGAGAACATGTTTTCACGGGATAACAAGCACTACCGCGCCACGCCCCGCACCACGCAGCAGGCGTTCGGGCCTTACCATCGCTTCCAGATGCCGCCGGCGCCGAAGCAGCACGCCTGGGATATCGTCGCGTGCGCTGTGGGCGTGATCCTGCTGGGTGCGCTTTACGGTTATCTGTTCGCGTCATGAGGGAATAATGAAAGAATACATCGTTGTTAGCGATACGAATTCGAAGATCCTTCTTTCCACTACCAACTGGTACGAAGCCGTAAAGCTCGCCAATAAGATTCGCCATGCCGGCGGTCAGGTGACGATTTTCAAGGCTACGCGTGCGTGATCATGGACGCAAAATATATTATAGGGGCGGTTGGCATTTTCGTTTGCGGAGCAGCACCGGTTATTTTCTATTGCGGGGTGAAGATATTGCTTTTGGCGATAAAGGGCGAGTAATGCGTGAATCGCAAATCGAAGCCTATTTCGTGAAGCGCGTAAAGGAAGTTGGTGGGATATCGTTCAAGTTCACCAGCCCTGGCGTTCGCGGCGTGCCGGATCGTATCGTGATATACAAAGTTAAGGTGTACTTCGTGGAACTGAAGGCGCCCGGCAAGACGCTTCGTGCGGATCAGGTACGCATCCATAAACGCATTATTCTTCACGGGGCCAATTGCCGGGTAATTTCAACGAAAGAAGAAGTGGATCTGTTCATAGGAGAACTGGAATGAGTATCTGGACAATTATTGCACTGTTCTGGGGTGTTATTTGCGCAGGTGCAATCGGGCTTGTCATGGGTGCTAACCAGAAGAAAAAAGAATGGAACTTAGACCATACCAACAGCTGATCGTCGATCACATTCTGGAAAAGGAGCGATGCAATGCCTTTGTCCCTATGGGTCTTGGAAAGACCGTTAGCACGCTTAAGGCTATCGAGGCAGCGGCGCTCGTTGACGACTCTCCGGTGCTTGTCATTGCGCCGCTTCGGGTTGCGCAGAGTACGTGGCCCGACGAAGTCAGGAAATGGAAGCTTGACTTACCTTGCACGCCTGTTGTTGGTACACAAGAGCAAAGGGCACTTGCGTTACGCACTGATTCGCATATCTTTACCACGAACTACGAAAACGTACCGTGGCTAGTGGAGTGGTTCAAGTACAACCCTCGACCGTGGCCGTTCAAGACGATAGTCGCGGATGAGGTCACGAAACTGAAAGGCTTCCGCACCCGCCAGGGTACGAAACGCGCCAAGGCGCTTGCGGAAGTCGCACACAAAAAGGTGGATCGATGGATCGGATTGACTGGTACGCCCGCTCCCAATGGATTGAGAGATCTATGGGGGCCGATGTGGTTCGTAGATGGGGGCCAGAGACTTGGAAAGTCGTTCACGGCTTTTTCGGAACGGTGGTTTCGGAAGAGTTTCGATGGCTTTGGAATGGAACCCTTGGCCCATGCACAAACAGAGATTCAGACGGTCATCTCCGACGTGTGCTTATCACTGGATGCGAAGGACTACTTCAATCTCTCAGAACCGATCCGCAACCGGATAGTCGTAGATCTGCCTTACAAGGCGCGGCGCCAGTACCGGGACATGGAGAAGAAAATGTTCCTGGAACTGGAGGGGCATCTCGGGCCGACGGAAATCGAAGCGCTGAACGCAGCCAGCAAGACGCAGAAATGCCTCCAGATCGCAAATGGCGCGATCTATACCGATGAATCGAAGAACTGGCAGGAGATCCACGATACAAAACTGCAAGCCCTTGAAGACGTTATCGAGGAGGCAAACGGTATGCCAGTTCTTGTTGCTTATCATTTTAAGCACGATCTTGCTCGTCTTGTTTCCGCTTTTCCTCGCGGGCGCGTGCTTGACAGCAATCCCCAGACTCTGCGCGACTGGAATGCGGGGAAAATTCCTGTTCTTTTCGCTCATCCTGCTAGCGCTGGTCACGGGCTATCTTTGCAGGACGGGGGCAACATAATCTGTTTCTTCTCCGTGAACTGGAATCTGGAAGAGCATGCGCAGATTATTGAACGGATAGGACCGGTACGGCAGGCGCAATCGGGATATGACAGACCTGTATTTATTCACTACATTCTGGCCGGCGATACGGTCGATTTTGATGTACTTGAACGCCTGGAGAGCAAGGCGAGCGTTCAGGAAATCTTGATGAAGGCTATGCAAAGGAGAAAATAGATGGATAACGAATCATTCGAGTGTTTCAAGGAACTGGAGGCGCGAATCCGGTTTCTGGAACGCGCTCACCTGGAGAACAGCCGGCGCATTCACGGCGTGGAAAAGCATTTCTTCACCCACGTAAAAGAGGCGGCTGTCCGTGCTGAGGCAACTCCCGAAAACCTCTACGCACCCCTGCGCAGCGATACCCGCGCCGTGGTCGATCTGGCGGCGTTCGTGCGCCGGCTGGTCGATATGCAGGATCTTGGTCACGCGGTCACGGAAGAGGTACGCCAGCTTGCGCTTCGCGCTTTGGGATTGAAATGAAACCCCATATCCGTAAAGACAAGTACCGCGGCTGGTCTTTTGTGTACGAGGATCTTACGTACTGGTTCCCCTCTTTCGTATTACTTTGTAGCGCGCTCAAATACCATTACAGGCATTACAAATGAGGCTTTACTCGACACTCGACATCGCGAAGTCGGTACGCTGCGCACTACAGGACTTCACGCACGTGGTCCTGAACCGTGGCTATACAACAATCAAGCCTGTGTATTTTGATACCGGTCTGGTTGCCGACTTGCCTGTTTTCCAGTTCGCCAGCTGGATTCCACCTACTTTACAACAGCTGTATAAGTGGCATGCGAAAGGCGGTCTGCTGATCGTACAGGACACGCATTACGCCACGAAGAATGACGTTACGGTGATGGTGGAGTGCCCGTACTCAATGGACCGTATCAACACGTGCAATGATCTGAACGAGGTGTACGGAGTTATCCCGATGCCTGTCTCATGGACCACGCATGAGGAATGCATCGACGCCCGGTTCCCGACCACGGATGTAGCACACCTGATCTGGGATAAGGCGCGCGGCCAGACGTTCACGGTCTCTGAGCTATCCGCAGAAACAGGAATCCCGTTCACGCAATTGCAGTACATGAAAAACTGTCTGGCACCTTCCCGCGTCTGGTTTATTGAAAAGCGCATGCGGCCAGAGGAAAAGCATTTCCAGCAGGCGTGGGAATGGGTGGAAGCAGGCAAGATCAGCGCCCATTCCGTCTACCACTCCGGAATGAAGCGCCATATCGAGGAGATGGGGAAACTCGGATACCTTGGCATCAAAAAATACCACGAATACAAGATCGAGGAACCCGACTGGCGAATCATCCAGAAAAAGCGCGATGAAGCACTTATTGATCTTGCGGCAGTTCGTACACTTGTTGAGTCACTTCCCGCTCATCCCGTAGAGTGATGACCGTTTGTCGTATCTCTTTTATTCTAGGAGCATTCGCATGATAAAGGCTATTGAGTTCTGCAAGGACACTCTCCGTCTCACTATTGACACCTGCCCGCCCACCAGTGCCGCGAAGGGCCAGTGCGGCATCAAGTTTCACCTTGGCGAGGGCGGCAGAATCACCGAATTCCATCGTGGCAAGTTTGTGGACTTCGTTCAGGCCGTCGATAGCGTAGCTGCGGTTGAGGTCGGCAATTTTTTGCTCGAACTGCTCCGTACTGATTCGACTATAACGTGCGTCGACCTTTACCTGTTCCACAGTGGCGGCGAAAGCCTGTAACTCCGCACTTCTACGGATGTACTGGTCCAGTTCCCGGACCGTACAGTCGAGATAGCAGGCAGCCGTGAACAGATCGCCCTTGGCTTCCACCAGTTTCGACTTGATGGAAGCCTCATTGATGCCGCCGGCCTTGCGGGAACGTGATGTCATTTCTTCCTCGGAGTGGATCGCGTTTTCTGGTTTTTCGCAACCTTTTCGACGTTCGGGACTTTCTTGCCGTGCTGCGCGCTTACGAATTCCTTGCCAACCTTCTTGGGAATGCCCAGATTGGACTTCCCGGAAGCGGCGGCATGCATCGCGGCATTTTGAGCTTTACTCTTAATTGGCATGTGAGACTCCTAATATGAAAGACCAATCCCGTACCCCAATCTCTGAAGATCTGGCAACTGCTTCTTCAGGCGTCCCGCACCAATGTCGGTTCTGTAAAATGGACTATTGGGTATCTTCACCTTTTTTATGGCACTGTATACGCTGCGGCGCGCTCCAGTTATCGTCTCGCCTAGTCCAGTCGCAACCAGAACATAATCCCCTGCTGTGACGGGCCCCGGAAGGTCCAGCACCTTCCCGTTGATCTCGCGAGGCGCGTCGCCAAGCATGACTTCGGACCAGTGCAGGTGTTCCATGTCTTCCGCGCCGTAGATCGGAATCCCGCATAACTCTTTGTTCGTGATCTTCGAATACGGGAAGTCGGGCAGTGCCATGAGAACGGAGATGCAGACCGTGTCGAGCCTGATCTTGAGGGTATCCCGTCCGTTCAGTTTGTCAAGCATCCATTGCGCCTGATCGCCTTCAATAAGTGCAGTCAGGTTGTGGCGGATAGGCCAGCCGTCGCGCATTGTCCACTCAAGAGGATAGGGAGTTCCATCGTGCGTTATCATGCAATTAACATCAACATAGCCGACGTACCCCACGCGATGGAGATGGTCAGTAGCAGGCTTGAGAACCTGATCGGCCAGCTTGGACTTGCGGACCACGCGCACAGTAGTGCCCATTTCGCCCGTATTAACGCCCAGGTCGCCATTCATCAGCTTTTTGTTCTCCCAGTTCTCCACCCAATACTTGGACCAGCCGTCCGGGCCGAACCACCCGCCTACGGCCATCTCCATCCCGTCAACCTTTTCCTGCAGAATAAATCCGTCTTCTTTGGCTGCTTTAACGTATTTCGGGACTGTTTTCCAGCGCTGCAGCATATAGATCAGATCAGCCGCAGAGTTCGCAACGTAGGACATTGCCCGCTCGCCATCACCGGATGGCTTGGAGACAAAAGCTTTACCCTGTTTTTTTACATAAGCAATGGCTGAATCGTAATCGTGGAAGGTCTTTCCGGGAATGACCGGCATGCCGCATTCTTCCATCACTTTCTGCCCGACTTCGCGGTCCAGTTCCCATTCGACGGCATCAAGGTTGCATCCGAAGATCGGATACCCGATCCGCCGATAGGGTTCCAGCATGTCGAGATACGAGACATTGTCCGGGGTGTAGATGAGATCCGCCCACCCGATCCATTTTTTCCGGAGATCGTCAAAGTTCCGGATCTTGTGGATGATCCCCTCGCCGGCGTGCCGGTCGTCCCCATTAGGCCGGGGTTTGTCGTACCACTTCACGTCATGCCCCTGGCGCGTCCAGCGCATGCACAGATCGAGCGCGTTACTTCCGACATCAATTACTAGTATTTTCATATAGCACCTGCTATAGTTAGTCGTAACTTCCTGAGAGGCTAACCGTGAAAGAACTACTTAAAATCGCTCTTATTACGGGCGGTATTTATCTTCTGTCCAGTGGAATCCATGAATTCTTCTTCGTGTTTCTTGGCATGTCGCCCGCCACTTTCGTCATGTTCGTGCTAGGGCTTTGCCTGCTGGCAAAGCCTAGCGGCAATTCCCATTAAGGCGAAGGCGGGCGTTGCAATACCCCTTCCGAGATAGCGGGGCCTAACGCGCGATTGTACAGACGCCCCGCGCCTACGGTCCCCAGGATGGCCGGAAGAGCTATGGTCGGCGCTGCTGCTGCCCCGGCTGCTGTGCCTGCCGCGCCGAGTCCCGCCAGGGCTTTCTGTACCAGTTGCATTTCTGGCGTACCACTGGACGTTGGCGCCTTGAGGAAGCGCTGGCTGATATCCGCGAGGTCTCCGAGTTCACCCGCAGCGCCACGGGCCATCGCAGAACGGCCAGCAGGCGTGCGGTTGATAGAGCCTAACAATAATTGCGGATTGATTTCACCCTGCGACTTTGCTACCAGCGGTTCAAGCGTCATGAGAATGGCGTATTGCTTGCGGGCCTTGTCATAACGTGCAGCGTCCTCCGCCGTCATATTTTTACGGAATGCCTGCTGCAAATCATCCTGCAAACCGCGAAGCGACCGTTTCAGATCGGCTTTATCCGTACCCCTGATCTGGTCCGCAAGTTCGGTATTCAGTTTGCGGAATTCAGTACCCCTCAAAGTCCGCGTTCCCCCTGTTCTGCCCCCGCCCGGAAGGGTACGCGTTCCCACCGCGAGCTTTTCCAGATCGTCCGCATAGTCATTTATTACCTTTGCGACTTCAGGCAACTGACGCGCGCCATTGGATCTGAGCTGGGAAATAAAAGCAGGAGTTACAGGAATATCATATTTCTGGGTCACTTCGCCAATAGTTCCACCCGCACGGTCTACGGCAGGAGCAAAAGTCGATTTGGTAATGGCAGGGCCTTCCACGCCACCCAGATCCGCCAGACGTTGCTGGACGATCGAAAAATTCCGGTCTTCCTGTCCGCCTGCGAAAGGAATGTCACCGACCAGCGTCCCTGCACGTTTCACGTACTTACCGGGTCCACGTTCTGAACCGTAAATCTGATGCGGTTGCAAACGCATCCCCATCGTGTGTGCGATCTGCCCAAGTCTTCGGGTTTCGGCGTCCACTTCAGGCAAAGCGCCTGCCACACCGCGCGCAGCCGCCTGCCCCGCACGCTGCACGCCCTGCTGCGCTGCTACCCCACCCGCTTCCAGACCGCGAGCCGCCGTTCGGGGTACTTCAGGAAGACGGGCGAGCATTGGCCCTTCCACGGGTAGCCCCTGAAGCGCGCGGAGGCCTTCCGACTTGCCAAGGGCTTCGGTAATGTTCTGTCCGGTTTGCGTACGGGGCTGGTAAGTGAGCTTTTCAGCCAGTTCCGTGCCGGCCTTCTCGCCCTGCTGAATCCCGGCTTGCGTACCGTATTTGCCACCCGTAAGCGTCTTGCCTATGCCATAGAGCTGGCCAGCCGTAGTCCCCGCTGCACCCGTGGCAGCAGACAGACCCGCTTCCCCGATACCGAGGATGCGATTGATAATGCTATCTGCATTCTTCGGACCCGGCTGGTTACCGGGCGATGTTTCCGGCGGCAAGCGGTCGAGCGGGGATGCCGGCGTAGCTTTCGCCGTTCCCGCTCCCAATTGCTGTTGCAGGATGCCGAACGCCTGTTCCTTCGTCGCGCCTTCCGGGCCCGTCACGTCATACTTCTTGCCTTCCGGACTGGTGAAAGTGAAAGTTGGCATATCAATGCTCCGTTACCGACCAGCCTTGCGGAATGGCGGGCGCCTTAGCTGCGGACTCGACAGATTTACCGGCATTGCGAACCCGGTTAGAGAACTGCTTAGACACTTTCTCCGCCGCCTCATGCTCAGTACGCAGACCGAGTTTCATCCGGTTCACCGCCGCTTCCAGCTGGGGCAACGTCTGCGCATCATTGATACGTGCTATCGTCTCCGCACGCGCTGAATCTGTAGCCGCGCCGCCGCCCGCCATGGCCTTATTGAACTGGCCTTCCAGATCGCCAAGTGCATTTTTCAGGTCCACTACCGCCGGGTCACCGCCATAGTTCGCCATGACGTAATTCAATTTTTGGTTCACGAACGGTGAACCCGTGCGGTAAGTCTTCTTTGCAGCGTCAAGTACCTGATCGGCCAAGCCATTAGGCGCGGTGATCGCTTCCAGCGAGGTAGCAATGTTCGCCTCGCGCTGGACAGCGGTCTGCGCGCCCTTGCTCGCTGCTGCGTAGTCGATCGCACTGGCCGCGAGATCGCCACCTCCTCCAGGGGAAATCTTCGCTACATCATTCATTACCGTGCGGCGCGCGGAAGCGGTTTGACCCCTCAACACCAACTTCTCCCCTGCGACCCATGCTTCCGACAACTTACGGACAGCATCCGCCGTCAGCCCGCCACCCGCAACGGGAAGAGGCAGACCGTCCGCGCCAAGCTTCTCAGGAGCGGCCGGCGCCGCACCCGGAGCGCCTGAAGGAAGCGGGGGCGCGCCACCACCTGCACCCGGCGTACCCGGGGGAAGATCTACGCCAGCGGCTTCCGCACGGATGACGTTACCCTCACGACGTGCTCCGAGATTACCCGCCCCCGTAGCTTCTGTCGCCCGGTTGTGGCGCGCCGTTTCTTCCGCCCTTGTTTCCGCACGCTCGCCCTGCCCTTCACGGTATATGCGGAGATCTTCCAGGCGCTGCAACTGGATTTCATGGTTAAACTGCAATTCGGCTTTCCGCAATTGCAATTGCGAATCGTAATCAAGAAGCGGGGTTGCCTCTTTCAGGTACGTGAATAGCTCCATGCCCGACAAGCCCTGATCCTTTCCCAGCTTGGCAAGACGTTCAAGCGACAGCCCGCCTTCCTGGGGTTGAGCGGGTGTTGCCGCAGCCTGTGCCGGCGGCGCAGGGATCGCGCCTTGCGGAGCGGCCTGCGCCTGTGGCGGAGTGGTGGGCATAGGCCGGAAAGGTGGCAACGGGTTTTGTGGACCCTGCCCTGCTACTGCCGGTACGCCGCCAGCGGGAAGAGGGGGGCGCACGCCACCCCCAGCCTGTTGCATCGGCTGCGAGGGTTGACCGGGTGCCGGCGGCTGTGGCGCCGGACCTTGCGGAGGAGGCGTCTGCACCTGCGCCACCTGGCCGCCCGGATAGAGTTGCCCGAAAGTGTTGCCTAACGACGCCTGCGCAGCCATCTGGCGTTGACGATCCTGCTGCGCCTGCTGGAAAGTAAGCAGGTCCTGCTGCGCCTTCTGTTGACGCAACGTATTCAGAGTTTGCGCATCGTGGATATTTTGCAGCGTATTCGCGTAATCGACCCATGTAGCCATGATTGCCCCTCAAATCTACATAGTAAAGCCGTAGGTATTCCCGCCGCCGCTGTAGTACGGCGAAGCGCTGACATCTCCGAACCCTAATGCGCTTTGTCCGCCATATCCTCCGCCACTGCTGCCCCCGCCGAACAAACCACCGAGTCCGGCTTGCACTTGCGGATTGTTCCCGAGTCGGGAAATCCCCTGGTAGGCCGCGCCGCCAAGCGCGTTAGCCTGATCGTAGGCGTTCTGATAGGGGACAGCCTGCGCGCCAATACCAGCATTCATATACGGAATCGCCTGATTCTGAAAACTTTGCGCCGGACCGTAGACGTTGCTTTGCAAATACTGGCCGTATTGCCCACCGATAGCCGCAGGCTGCCCGCCGAGGAATTGCGCCGTCTGGTAAGGCAACTGCCCGCCCTGCAACGTGTACTGTGGCGCCGCTGCGAGTTCACCAGCGCCAGCCTGATTGTACTGGCCGGCGATATTCGAGATCTGTCCCAGACCCTGAAGCCCTTGCAACTGGCGCTGGAGTTGCGCGTTTTGCCAGTCGATATTGAAATTGCCAAGTGCCTGATTCGCGACGCCCGCGCCGGCAGCACTGGACCCCAGCCCGTACATACTGTTCGTGGCCCCGGTCTGGTCCTGCAACTGTTGGACGCTGCGATTGTAGAGCGCGGATTGCGGATCGAGTGCGGTATTGAAAACCTGCTGGCCGTAACCCTGCAACTGCTGGCCGTAGCCAATGTTCTGGTTGCCGAGGTTCGTCAACTGCTGCCCAAGGTTGCCGTACTGCTGGCCGGCGAGGTTAGCGGCGTTCTGGTAAGGGCTTCCGTAAGTGTTGTAGGCAGCAAGCTGCGCAGCCAGCGACTGCTGGCCGTAGTCCTGCAACTGCGGTTGCGAAGCGCTGAACACGTTATAGTTCTGGTTTTGCAGGTTCTGCCATTGCTGGTCGGCACCTTGCAAACCGGAAGGGACATAGTACGAACCCGCGCCGCCAGACGTGGAAGGCGCCATCGCGCTCGAAATGGCGGAACCCGCTACCGATGCCGCTAAACCTGCTGCTGCTCCCCAGGGCATGATCTACTCCTTATCAATGTCTGGGTCCGCAATCGCTTCAGAATGGATGCAGAGCCAGGTAATATCGGTTATCGCCTGAATCCTGTGCCGCTTTCCCGCCTTGATTTCCAGCATGGCGGGGCCTGTCAGAACCTGTAACTCACCTTCTACATCCACGCTAGCCACGCCTGAACCCAGATAGCTCAAATGGTCGTAGTCGTGGACGTGCTTCTCGACTTCCCGCCCTGCTTCGAGCGTCTGTTCCCGGCAGTACACGCCTCCGGCAGAGAAATGGTGTTTGATCATTTCTCGCACCGAAGGCAGATAATCAGCGTCATTCGGTCATCGACGCCGTCATTCACGACATCGTGCATCTTCGCATTGTCGAAGTACCAGACCGAACCGGGAGCCATCGCCACCTTTTCATCTTCCGCTGAATTGATACACTGCGGATTCGACTGTAATACAACGTACAGTTTCGTATTGTAATACGTGGCGTGCCAACCGCCATCAACATGGGGCTCGATCCTGCCACCGGGTGGAATCCGGGTAATCAGGATGCCGCCAATCCGTGTTGCCTTGACCCTGTGCGCAAGATCGAAGACCAGACTGTGGATCGAAGGCAGGGCATACCATTCCGGATAGTTCTTCGACTCATGCTCGTCATTGAACGTGGACCAGTCGCCCGATTCCCGGTACGGCTTCTCATCGTTATACCGAAGCCAGATATCGTCCATCGCGCGATGCACTTCCAGCGCCTTGCGTTCGCCGTGCCGGTTCCAGAGTTTGGGCTGGCGCGCAATCTCCAGAAGAATGGCCGAAGTGTCGATACCTGCTGCGATCTGTACGAAGTTTCTCACGATACCCCTTTTATGCGTTCTGCTACATGGAGACCGCCCAAGCCTAGCATACCGAGCGTAAGCGTTCCCAGTTCCGACATATCCATGTAAGGAATGTGGACGGGGTGCCCCATGAATGCACCCGCGGTATTTACGCCCCACGTCAAAACATAGTTGACGAAATACCCGCAAACACAGACCCATCCGAGACCGCCTCGCCAGTGCTGGAGAGGGTCGCTCGATTGCGCTTCCGCCTTGTTGATGTCAGTTTGTGCCGTGATCATCGAGAGGACAGCAGACAACTGCGCCTGTTCCTGCGCCGACTTGTCGGGCCAGATCTTGGAAACTACGGTCTGCGCAAGGTCAAGCCCTGCTGTGATCGGATCAAGTGCCATCGTCCACCCCTAGAGAAACCCGTGCCATTTTCCACAGGTTGTTACGATCGTCCGCACCGTTCAGCCCGCCATTGATGCGCAACGTAATCGAGCCGAAGTCCATCAGGTCCGCGAGCGCATTACACCCGTGCGTATTCCAGAACCATGCGGCGGACTGCGCGGCGTTGCCCGGTTGTTCAAGCAATTCCGGATGGTCAACCAGAGGCAGTACCAGCGCGTTACCACAGCGCTGGTAGTTGATCCGGCCCGTGACCTGAATCAGACCGCGACCACGATACCGGAACCCGTCGCCCTTCTCCGTGTTACCAAGATCCGCGCGCCCCTCATACCGCTCCTGCGCCGGCGTCGGCCCCCACAGTTCACGGACGTAGACGAGACGCCCGGACTCGTGGCCTACCTGCGCAATAAATGCCGCCTGGCGTTTTGGCGAATCAATCGCATATAACGCCATCGCTGCACTGAGCGGATCAGCCCATACTGTCGCACGCTGGAGAGGAATCCCAAGGCAAGCCGCCAGTTCTTCAGGGATCACAGCTTGCCAACCAGCGTCAGGAGCTCAGTCACCTTCGTGGCCGTGTCCTTCGAACCGTCGTCCACGATCGTCGTAAACTGGGTCGTGAGGGTCGTCATTTCCTGCGCGCGAGTCTGGATACCCATAAGGTTTTCCAGTTTCGTCGGGATGCTGTCCGCGCTGGCGATGACAGCGTTAAAGTCGGCTTCGATCTGCGTCCAGAAACTCATTTCATTCTCCAAAGAATTTGCGCAATCCACCGGATGCGCCATAAGCAGCGATAAACAGCATAAGATAAAAGCATGCCCGCCATACCAATCCTATAACCCCGCGTCCGATGTTTAGCTGGAAACGCTGTGCTGCCCGCTTCTCCAGTTCATCTACGATAGCTTTCACGTCGCTTTCGGTAAACGTTCGTTGTTCCATTCCGGTTCCCCGATCTTCTTCGCCGCCTGACGCTGGCCTAGCGCAACGGCATTGTTAAGGGCATCCTGCCTTTGCACCACTTCATTGCGCATGGACTCTACGGCGGCTTGTGCGCCGCGCGTCGAGCGTGCGTTTTCCACCAGCAACATCGGTAACCACTTGATTGAGCAGTCGAACTGATCGAGCCGTGCCCCTGTCTGGGGGTGTGTTCCGCTGACGTGGGTCCAGAACGCACACCCGGATTCCAGGCACGTTTTCTTGATAAGCGGGCAGACGACTTTCACGCCTTCACCCCCACAATACCTTGTGCATAGTTCACGTTGAAGGTCTTCGTATGGCTGTGCGCATTACCCGAACCATTGTTCTGTATGCTGATCCCCGTTGCGCTCGAATTGATCGAAACCGCGACGGCGTTCGTCAGCGTTTCCTGATTGATGGAATTCGCGCCGCCGGGGAGATTCACCGATGCGCCACCTGTAGGCGTGGCCGTCCAGAAATTATTACCGGAAGCGGTTCCGTGCTGGTGGCCGGGGCTGGTATGGTTATGCTGCGGATCGCTTACGTTATGCGCATGCGCCGCCAGTTCGGCTATCGTCAGCGAGTGACCGTCTGATACCCAAGGGAGGCTAAACAGACCGCTGTACTGATTCCCCGTAGCTACAATAGCTCCACTCGCCGCTGTCAATTGTAGGGTATGGTCGGTAATCGTTGCATCCGCCGTCCACCCGAGGGGCGCCGCCGACTGCTGGAATACAACCCGCGTTCCGGTAGGTGCAGTAAGCGTACCGGCAGGGTTGCCGTTCGCGTTAACCTGATTGACAATGTAGTTAAGATCCGCCATTACCGGATTGGCATCCACCACTTGCCCGTTCTGGATGATGTTTGGCAGTGTTCCGATAATCGGCATTTAGCGCCCCATGTTCGTGTAGCCGGTATCCGCATACCGGGCAAAGAAAGATCCAATCGACAGACTGTTAGACGACGTGGCCGTGATATCTATCGCCATTTTCTGGAAGACCAGCGGAATCGTCCACGGCACGGTGTACACGTGCGGAATGTTGCTCGTGGACGCCCACGGTGCACCGCCGCCCCACAGACCGCCGCCGCCCCACGTAATCCCCGCCGCCGGTGTCAGAACAAAAGTGGAATTAATCGTATTGTTCTGATCATCCAGAGCAGTGATATTGTAGTTGACTGACGCACCAGAGGAAGCGAATTCCTGTGTCGATTCAATAACCTGCACTTCGGCCATGTGGCCCGTCTTCGGAAACGAGGAAGACCGGAGATGACTTGTCAACTGGACTCCGTTATCCGTGTACACACTACCGATAGCCGGAATACTCTGGCTGAGGAATAGCGCGGCGCCGTGATCCGCTCCGGACAGGATGAAGTTATTCCCGAACTGCGAAATGGCGTCGTAAGTGAAGGTGTGAGGGCCGTTCCAGCGCTTGCGCCGGATGTCGTACCAGTAATCGTTCGTCTGCGTTACGCCAGCAATGATCGTCGGTACACAGACCCGGAAAATGTTTCCGGAGAACGAGGCGGAAATCCGGCTCGCCTGCGTCGTGTTCTGGAAAGGCACCTGCACATCTGCCACGCCGTCATTACCGGGCGTCTTGCTCAACGGGCTTAGCACGCCGAGGAAGTTAAGCACGTACGGTGCATCTACGCCGATGAAAAAGATACCGAACGGCCCTTGCACCACACTGCGAGGCGCAATGCAGCCCGTGGTCAGCGTTACGTAGTTCAGTGCGAGGTTGTTCGTCGCCGGGTCGCCCGTGATCTGCCAGATACTCGACCCTTTGAACACGACAAGCGCGCCCGTCACGCCGGACGAGGTCGTCTGGACGGGCAGGCCGGATTGAGCCGTGATCGGCGTCGTGTCGCCCAGCGTCACGGACTGCGAGGCGTTGGTGCGCGTCGTAGGAACAAGGACATCACTGAAATAGTCCACGTTTCCGACTGCGAAATATGCCCGGTTGTTAAAGTTCGCAA